CTACAAGATTGTAGTGCTGCCACATATGTACCGTCTAGTAATAGCAGTCTTTACAAAGTAAAATGGCAAAATTCCACACAAGTAGATCAGCCTTTCCCAAATCTCTTTAAAAAAGAGGACTTTTGCGCATTCAATCCAAACCCCGACCCAAATTTGGTGGGATATTCTTTGTTCAATAATTCTACTCGGCAACAGATTAAAGAAATGAATAAATAGACCAAACCTCGTTTTAAACGCGAAATAAATATATAAACATATCATATCACCATGTCGGAAGAATTAGTGAATCAATTGACGCTTAATTATTTAATAAGTCATACCCAATTACAAAAATTAAATAAAAAAATTAAGGAGAATCAAGAGGATTCGCGACACAAAGAAGTAGCTGTCTATAAAGATAGATTGATTCAATTATTTAATGATTTGTTAGTTAATCAACAATCAGAAGATATATTATTGGATGTAAAAATCGGTTTTGATAATTTTATTGACAAAAGTGTATATTATTTTAAATTACGTGATGCAAATACAAATAATGACAATGAAGAAATAAATGAAGACATGTCAATTTCAAATGATGAGGATGATGATGAGGATGATGATGATACCGATGAACCAAATACAGATACATTAGACCCAATTCATGTTACATCTAAACCCAGAAATTGTAAAAGAATACCATCGGGTACTAATCTAAATAGTGTTCCTATAAATTGGTTTACTACTAATTTAAAAAAAATATAATAACCCATTTAATAGTAAAGAAAAACAAAAAATATATACTTATTATATGAAGGGTAAAAAAACGAGGAAACATAAAAAACGCAAGTCTTTAAGTAAAAGAAGACATACAAGAAAAAGAGGGTTTATAAAGCTTAACTGTAGCCCCGAAAATAAAGACAAAAATAAGGGTTATACGTGTTATAGCGACACTGATTTACTTAATTTGCGCGCGATGTGGAACCAAAGGCACCCCGATAGACCCATACAAAGTACTGATCCCAAGCAAATATGGATACATTTGCGTTACTATTATCATAACATTTGTAACAAAGAATCTTGTTGGATTCGCAAAATGACAAAAAATACAAAACTAGAAAAGGAATTAATAGATGCGTTTGCTCCCAAGGCACCCGATGAATGGAAAAGGAAGCCAAATACGTGGTTATCCAGTGTAGATATATTAGAGGTAATGGCCCAATATGAAAAAAAATACAAGTGTTTTGATTTCATAGGCCCTTCTCCAATAGATTACGATGCGCATAAATTAAATGGTGAATGTGTATGGAAGGAATTATGTGAGTTCAGTTTAAAAAATCATATAATGACTGGTAAAAAGAAAATAGGTATTATTTTTAATACCGATCCACATTATAAGGATGGTGAACATTGGATATCGCTATTTATTAATATAAAAAAAGGTACCATCTTCTTCTTTGACAGTGCCGGCAGCAAAATACCAAAGCGCATCTATAATTTTGTGAAAACCGTTATAAACCAAGGGTCTGAACTAACACCGCCTATTCATTTTACCTTTGACCAAAATTACCCCGTAGAACACCAGTATAAGAATACCGAATGTGGTATTTATAGTATCTTTTTCATTGTACATATGTTAGAGGATAAGATTACGAGTCATTACTTAAAAACACACATCATAAAGGACGAATTTATGGAGCAATTTAGGAAGGTATATTTTAATGAGGATTTGTAAAAAAGCCGACTTTTAACTAAAATATTTTGTAATGAAACAAGTTAAAATCGTCGGCAAATAATTGGTTTATTAGTTTAAGTGTACTTTCTTTTAGCTTTAGTTCGGTTGTAACTCCTTCACTTGTTATATTATATTTTTGTGGCACATGAACTATATTATTGAACCCTATTAGATTCAAAATGCGTCTAAAATCCTCCTCTAAATTTTCAAAACGGCCAATAATATCTACACCGCATGTGCCATCAACGTCTTGAATCTGCATTTTTTGTGTCATAAATACGTGTCCAAATTCAATATCGGGGACATCTAGCGGATTTAACCGTAAATAATCGTCTACCGACAAGTCGTTTTTCAACGTTTTGGTTAGATATTTTATACCCGATTGGACTCGGTCATATGGATTACGTATGAAACAGAACTTAGTATAGGTGATCCATTTATTCGCATCCATATTACATACCTTGTTTATATAATTACTTGTTTTGCAATAAACTAACAATCCCATTAATTTATTGTAATGCGTATTATTGCTTTTGCCCGTTTTTGTTGGCACATTTTTGAACCTATGGGTTTGACATACAGTATCGTGATCGGGTCGCCTTTTTAGTAATACTTTCAAATAACTCGTAAAACCATAATGTTTTATTAACATTTTACCTATATATGTTCCGGCTGTTTTTGGAATATGAATGTAAATTGCCTTTTTTTCATGATTAATAAGTAACATTATAATTATTATATATAAAAATAATATAATTATCTAACTAACAACTATCGTCCAAAAATATTCATCCCAATTACTCGTTTTCTTGGTCCAAAATTTTTTAGTGGAATTTTTGTTGCTAAATTATTTACTAAATTATTTACCAAATTATTATTAGCTATAAAAGGTGGTGGCGAACTAACATTTTTGGGGTCAAATGGGAATTTTAATATTTTTGGAAAATACGTGTTATTACCACGTTCCATCATTATTACGTAATCTGTTTCATTCCACATATCTAAGGCTAATTTTGCCTTTTCTAAAGTTATCTCTATATCTTTTTCCTTATTCATATAAATATATAATATCAAATATATATTTATTTTTTAAAAGTATAAAAATAAAATTATTTTATATGTTATGAATACTTTTACAAGTCGTGCTAACATAGAGTTGCTTTGGGATGTTGTATTAGATGAATTAAACATACGAACCAAACCCGGTGCGTTTATTTCTCATATTCAAACCGTGTTTAACAGCAACATTAATCTATTTTTGCTTAACGCGTCCGACAAATTATCATTAATTGATCTCAACAAACAATTTTTAAAACAAGTTATATTAGCTGTTCATAAATTGTTCCCCACTTTGTCTCAAGAGCAAAACTTTAAAAAAATCAATATTACCAATGAAGACGTTTCAGAAGCATATAAAATTGAAGATATTCATACTGAACGACAAAGCGAGTTTGAAAAACAATTAAAACAAAAACAAAATGACTTGGAATCCTATATGACACTAACAAAACCCCAAGCCGTTTCCTTTGCCGATAATATCGCTGACAATAAAATTATAGAAATGGACTCGCTCGTCGCCGAAAAATTGGCGCAACGCGATTCGGAATTGGAATTATTATATAAAAACAACTTAAAGACGGGCGACGGAGCAAATAATTGGCTGACGCCGCAAGAAACATCGCTAAAAGCAAACAATATTACGCTAAATATTAATACTAACACGAATACCAATGCTAACACTAATAGCCCAAAAAAGGTATCTTGGGTAGATGATAATACTGACGATTCTAGTCATTCTATTTTTCAAAAATTAAAAAAAACGAATACGAATACAAGTACCAGTACCAGTACCAGTACCAGTACCAGTACAAGTGATAATAAATACGCGCAACAGCAATCGATGACATTACAAGACATTGTTGTAAGTGAGGCGCCAGTTGTACAACCACCACCACCATTAACACAACCTCCACTTATTCCATCAACTGAATTGGCAAAACAGCTAAATGATATGAACACAAAACTGGAGCAATTGTTTGGAATTGTAAACAAACTAGCTGATACTGTTAGTAGCATCGCGACCACCAACAACCGATCCGAGTAAAAATTAACCGAGCCTTTTATACATTTTTTGCTCTACAAAGAGGACAACAGCTATTACCTTTAGTTTTAGACCTTTCATAATCTTCCCATAATTTTACTAATTTTATACAGTCAGTAGAACATCTAAAACACCCATTTTCAAAATTTATAAATTCTTCTGTATTCATCCATGTTGGTCTTTGGGAAAGCAAACTATCTCTAATTGTTATTAAACTTTCATATGTATATTGATTACAATCATAATGTTCGCTATCAAATATTAGGTATTCTTCGTTTTTTACATCTGACAAAGATTCGGGCCATTCTGGTATATCTAGTTCTAGCCAATGACGATGAGGACGCTCCATTGATGTTGATCCAAAATATACAGTTTTACAGCACGTTATACATAACTTATGCTCACATGTCGGCAATTTCACTAAATTCTTCTCATCCAAACAAACGGGACATTCACCCATTTCTTGATTAACAAAATCTGTATCTAACCGATATCTGCATGCCGAGCATATGGGTATACTGCCTTCAATATTATGGTCTGGACAAGAACGGATATCGCAAAGATAACACAATATGATAGTAGCCATTGTAGTAATTATTATTTTATAACTTATGAAATAATAATAATAATTCAATTTTTATTCTTTTACGATTTCATACGCGCCAATCGCATTTTTAACCAATCTTCCTATTAATATGGGCCGTACCTTCGGATTTTGTCGCGCTTGTAAAACACTATTGTAATCATATACTTGCCTAGTGTCTGTTCTCAACATATACTTTTTCCCACTCTTTTTATCGGTAAACTCTCTTGCGTCCCATTTTATTTGCTGTTGATTCATGGATGCTACTGTATCATTCTCGTCTTGTGAATAGTTTGGATTATAAGAAAACTCATTTGGCGACGACGAACCAAATGATAAACAAGATAACCCCTCTTTTGTTGACGACTTAATATGTGTAGCACAATCAATCGCCGCCTCTTTTACATTGGTCAATAATTGCGTTGTTAGTCGCTCCTTAATATTGGATATTTCGTACAATTTTTCATCCGATGTTTGATATATATTTCTATCCAATTTACTAGTATCCTTGACTCGCAGTTCTATCGCATAATCACTGTCTATTTGCGATTTCGTCAAAGTCATTATATAAATAAACACATCCACTGTTTGTAGTGCTTTTGGCAACGACTGATGCGAACAAATACGTCTTGCGCGCCCAATGACTTGTTCGGTTCGCACCGGGTGCCAATAAGGCTCCATAATATGAACGTACCGTGTATTTCGCAAATTTATACCCTCTGAACCGGCCGATGTAATCATTAAAATTTTAATTATTTCGCCCATATTGTTGTTAGTGCTTTTGGCGCGCAATTGAGACGCAATGTTATTAGGAATGTAATCCCATGTTCCGTTGTAAATATTGCGAATTATTTCTCTTTCTTCAGCGCCTTCTGTTCCCGTATACAATGCGTAACACGGCTTACCCATATCCTCTTCGCTCATATTTATTACCCATTCATTTAGCCCATTTCGTTTTATTTTGAATCGTGCGAAACCATTCGCTTCCAATGTTAGTGAAAATATACCCAAACCTTCCATTGTACGAAACTGACTATATACTAAATGGAGCCCTTGGTGTTCGGGGTCTTCAATATTTTCCAACATCGCTAAATATTTAGGGCTATATGTCTCCAACGCTTTTGGATTTAGCAAGCTACGCGAATGTAATTGTAAATATTTGTAAGCCGCTTTTACTGCTTCTTTATACTCAGCGCTACCCATTTTTTCTAGTAGCTCATCGCCTTCAAGTTCCTCAATTTCTCTCAAGTTCGCATCTTCGTCTTGATATCCATCTAATGCGATTGCCTCTTCCTCCACATTTTCAACAAATTCTTCTATTGGATTAGGCGCTTCTTCTTTCTCTTCGCCTTCTTCATCCGATGCCGAGCCTCCGCCATCTAATTCTTCGTCTAATCCTTCTTCGTCTAATCCTTCTTCGTCTAATCCTTCTTCTTTGTCTAATCCTTTGCCTCCAGCCTTGTCGCCATCCGCCACTTTTTTAGGTCTTCCTCTTTTTTTCTTCTCTTTCTCTTGTACTTGTTCTTGTTCTTGCTCTTTTGGTTCACCTCTCTTTTTTCTTTGGACCTTTTCTTTTTCATTTGGACCTTTTTCATTTGCGTCTTTTTCTGCGCTAAAAATAATATCATGGCCTAGCTGCTTAGCTATATTCTCAATGGGGCCTTCATATGCGTTTGTAATATTTTCTTCTATAAATGCTGACAATACCTCTCGTATAATGTTTATATATTTCGCAATATTCGGTTTGGGAATACTAGATACAAATTTTTTATAGTGTAGTTGTATTTCACGTGGAAGTTCCACATCTCTCTTGCTATATTCAGCCTCAAACCATTTTTGTAATTCATTAACTTCTTTTACATTAATAGCCGCACCATAGTCAATCGGATTTGGGCGGCCCGGAGGTTTAGGCATCACAAAATTACACGCTAACCGAGAAAAAATACGATATGATGACGACGGCTCCTTAAATAATCCATTTATGTCAATTGTGGCCGGTCGGCGTTTCTGAGTATTAGCTTTGCTTTCCGACTGTCTCTCAGCAACCCGATAATCCTCATATACTTTAAACTGATAATCGCTCATCGGTATGATAACTGCGTGGCGATTAAAATCCTTATCATATGTGGGCAGCAGCTCTTCTTGTGCCGATCTAAAATATGATGTTAGACCTATAATCCGCCGCTTCAATTTATCGGCATTGACTATATTTCCATCCGACTTGTCTACAAATACATTCACAAACTCTTTCAAAGTATCCGGTAGAGCAGTATGGACGGCAAATTCGGTTCCACGTGGTATTGCGGTTATATCGCTCTTTTTAAGTATTTTAACAATCTTTTTAATAAAGTCTTCATCGCTAATTGTACCCTTGTCTTCGTAAACGACAACATCCCCTTCGCCTACGATTTTTTTCTTATCATTATTAACGCCTTTGTAGCCATTTGTCGGCGAAATCTTATTTTCAAAACCATATGGATTGCGCGTAATGGTTAAAATTTTGGAGCTAGGCACATAATCAATGTAATCCAATATTTTTTCTCCATACAGAATTTTTTCCAATGTCTCTTTTGTTAGTTTTTGTGTAGATTCGGTGTTTAATGTGAAGCTCCATGTTTTAATATATCCTCTTAAAATATTAAATAATATGGCTAGTTCGTTTGGATAATTAATTACCGGAGTACCGGTTAGTAACACAATTTTACAGTTTTCGGCCCGCAATAAAAATTCATATAATAATACCGGCAATGATATAGGTAGGACTGTATTAGGCCCTCTAGCTCTCTCATTAAATTTCCCCATTTTATTTACCTTGTTAACAATGCGACTAATTAAATTGTGCGCCTCGTCTATAATTACAACCGCGTTGTCAAAAATGTTATTATCAAACCCATTTGTTAGTTCTTTGAATTTTTCTCTTCGCAAACCATTGTAATTGATAAATGTGTATTTATTCTGTATCATCTCGTCTAATTGAGCATTGAGTATTTTTTTGTCACTAGTGGAAAGTGTAGCATAATTGCTCGGCTTCGTTACATTGACAAGCCAGCCGCCGTGATGTCTTGTAATAAATTCAACGGGCAAACCAAGCGCTGCGGACAATGGATTTATAAATTGTGGGTTTTCGTCGGTTGAGACCCATTCCCAATACTGATTTTTGCGATAAATGAGATCGCCGCACTTTTTTATTTCCTCTATATAATTGCGCCGCAACGATGCGGGTGTCATTACGATAACCTTTTTGACACTTTTCATTCCCTCGGCAATAGCAATTGAGCTACATGTTTTACCGGACCCTAAACCGTGAAATAATAGCAGCCCTCTATAGGGCGTATATAAGTTCATATATTCGCGAACAATTTTTTGATGTGTTAACAATGATAAGTCACCCGAATCATTTCCGATATCTTCGCAACTGATATCATTACTCTCATCTAATAAATCATCTTTATAGGTTTCAAATAGGCCATTTATAAAATTTACAAATATTTCCCTATTATTCATGTAATAACTTGAAACTTTGACATCAAACGTGGGAATGGATGGGAGCCGTTGTTGCATCGGAGTGTCTCCAATAATTACCATGGACTCGGGACCCAATGGTATAACACCTCTTTCGGGTCTTTTTGTTCGGCGTTTTCGCGGCTTTCCAAGAGTGAGTATTTCTTCTTCTATAGGCAATGGCATATCATTTTCAAGAACCAAATCTTGCTGTTCTTTCAAATCCTTTACAAGAGAATTCGCAATTGGTACATCAACGTTTACAAGTAGGTCTTCGGGTTCGGCGGGATTCTCAATCTCTTCAACTAATACAATAGGTGTTTTAGGCAATTTTTTAGTACGAGGTTTTTTGTTAGTTACTTCAACAGCAACAGATGGTGGTGCTTTATTTATAAATTCTTCTTTTTCTTTTTCTTTTTCTTTTTCTGTAGAAGGTTCTTCGGGTAATTTTTTAATAACAGCCGACAATTTTTTCTGCCTAATTTTTTCTAAAATGTCAACAGCGCGTCGCCCATCATCTTTTTCCGCCACAATAATAGGTGCTGTTTTTAAAGTCGGTTCTTGTCCTTGTTCAATAATTACTTTAACACCTACATTATGTTCAACGCGCGGTTTATATT